AAAAACTTCCTCAAAAAGAATATTTTCTTCTTTAGTATTTAAACAAAAAAGAGACTTAAAATTATCCATAGTAATATCAGACGGGGAAATTTTAAGGCCATATAGTTTGTCTAAACAATAAACTAATCTAACATCAAAATCAGCCAAGACCCTATCTATATCTAAAGCAATCTTCAAAATTATACCCTAGTTCTACCAAATTTTACAAGACCCCACAAAGCTATACAAGCAGCATCAGCGTAGTCTTGTTCTGTAAAAACCTTACCCCATTTTATTTCTGCAAACTTCAAAATTTCTTCTTTAGAAGCCGCCCCATTTGCTAAAACCTCTTTCTTCCATGACTTATTATCTACTGCCCAATACGAAATATCATTTCTAAAAAGCTCTCTCTTGATACCAGCTATTACATTCGTAATAGTTATAGTTGCCTTCATATTTTGAATCATTATTGGGTTTTCAATTGTGGCTACACTATCCACAAATAAATCGGGTTGATTAAGTATATAGTCATTGAATTGAGTGCAAACACTGTTAAAACGTGCTTCTACATCCTTAGACGTATCAACACACTTATCCATCAAAATAATTTTCTCGTCTACATCTAGAACTACAAAATGAGCAGAACGAGAACTACAATCAATTCCTATGTAAAAACCCATCTAGACCTGCTCTCCACTACTAACTCGTAAAGCCACAACGCGACTAACTGCGTCATACATACTTTTATACGCATTACGTATACCAGCCAATCTAATGTATAAACCCTCTTCCTCAATAAACTCCTGTCTAGTTCGTTTCAAACTAGCATTAGTAGCGATTGCTTCTCCACGTAAACTTTCTTTATTAGGTCTACGTCTACCCTCTTCACCATATTTTTCTTCTAAAAGATACAGCATCCTATTAAGACCCTCTTCAAAACTCGATTCCAAGATAGTTTTTCTAGATTCGACAGAAGCTAGTTTTGCATCCAAATAAGAACGGAACCCTCCGAACAATAGCAAATAATTCTCTAAATCTTTATTTGTACAATCTTCTAAATCAGATATCTGGATAACTTTAGGGGCTTCTACATCAGCCTCTAATTTAGGCAACTCTAGTTTTTCAAAGTATGCATCAACTCGTCGCAAGACAGCCCCTATATGAGTATCGTTTTGTTGTGTTTCAAGCATTAACTTACGTTACTTCCTCGACTTCCTCGACTTCCTCGACTTCCTCTACGCTTAAACAATTGCACCATTTCTCATGTGTGATAGTAGATAATTTTGGAAGAACAATCATATTTTGTATTTTAATACATCTTTCTATAATAGAGTCCCATTCAGATGAAGACCGTTTAATATGAAACGACTTTAACTGTTGGTCATTCTTACACTCATAAAGAACAAACCCATTATCTATATTCAATATATTCAGATATATCTGAAGTTGAATAGCGTGGTCTACTTTAGGAACAATTAAATTGGAGAACCCTCGCTCATTAATGGTTTTCAACTCAATAATCGTTCTACCAAGCTCAGGTGAGTTAAGGATAAAGTCAGCCCTACCATGAATACAGGGGTTATCATAACGAGCCTGAACTTCATCACCAGATAACATTCTCATCTTGGAAAAGATATCTTTATACCTAGCTTCAGTAGCATGTCCGTGAGAAAAAATTCGTAATGTCTTTGAATCAAACTTTTGATTAGGTAATAAACCATTGTAATGTAAATACAATAACCTATCACAAGTAGACCCTAAGAACGATGGATAAAAAATACCTTTAGATGGTGGTCGTTGCTCAGAATTTGAGGTTAAATGTCTGTCAATTTCTTTAACTAACCACTCATCATGTTTTGTTGTTAACGGTTCTTTATGCTCTCTTTGACGTAGAATTGATTTTATTCCTGACAAAATAAACCTACCAATGTAGTACGAATATTGGGTTTAGTTACATCTCGTATATGGTAGATATCACAAATACCCAAACTTAATAATTCTGAATCTCGTTTTCTATCAGCCTTTCCTAAATGACCGTATACCCCATCAGCCTCTATAACACTATTCATTTCGTGTAAATAAAAATCAACTGTTCTTGAACCAATAGAGTATTGTTGCTCATAGCGTAAACCTAAGTCTGATAGAATTTCCGCTATATTATTTTCTTGAACTGTAAAATCGCGTGGCCTCAAGCTACGATAGACTTTCAGGCGAGGGCATCAGAGTATCCTCTGCCATAATAACCCCAACATGGGGATTAGCCTTCGGTGGTCTTCCAACCCTACGTTTAAGTGGTTCAGCATCATTTAACGCCACTTCCTCACCAGAAGGATGTTGAGTAGTTATAATGGTCATACTATTAGATTCTGTCTCAAAACTTAATCTATCGGATGCTTCAAACCCATTATTAGATGCACGTTTAAAATAACCTATGCCGCCCAACACTGAAACAAGTTCCCACCCAATAGACCCCTGTTCATTAAACGAATTTACAACAGACTCAAGACCACCCAACAATGATAAATCTATACCCTTATATTCATACACTATCATAAGTCATTCCCTTCCTTAGTTAAACGTTGATTGAAATAATCCATACTATATCGTATAGTATCTGATAATTCCTTACCTGTCAATTCATCAAATGGTTCTTTAGAGAATAAGTTAGCCAAAAAACCGAATAGCTTTACAGTCTGATACCCAACTGCAAGAGCCATTACATCATCTCGTAAATTAGTTGACGATAAGTCTTTTTCAGTGTACTCAAAAAACCTTGATAGCAACGTGTCCAGAGCATCTTCATCAGGTAGAAATTGTGCGATATCTATTAAAGTAATTCCTTTACCCATCGACGCTTACCTTTAATAACTCAAATCTCTCAGGGTTCTCAATATAAAAAGCTTTTACATTGTTCAGCCCCATTAACTTCTCACCCTCATCTGGTAAGTCATACCACGGGCCTGATTGCTTAATTATACCCATATCTAAGGCTTCACGTACCCAAGTTTCAATCATATCAAACCCACCATCAAGCCTAAACGGTATGGTACAGGAGTCAAATGGAATACCACCAGCCTTTGTTTTCCGTAAACGTATTTCAATATCAAACCCAACTTTTACCTTATTCTCCTCAATCCAACCAGACCGTTTAGCCTGTAGAATCATATGGCTAAAAAATACTTGTCCCACTCCACCAGGCATTGCATCCAATGCCACTGGCCCCATACTACTACGCACCTGATTAATAACTACCAGTGCGCTACCATGTTTAAAGTGTGGGAAAAGCCGTGGCAGAGAAGTATTTATTAATCGTGCTTGCCAAGCCATAGGGTTGTATGAAAAATCTTCATCATGAACAGCAGAAGGAACTAGACCAGCAATAGAATCCAGAACAATTAAATCAACACCGTCAATCATTAAATCCCTGACGGTGTTGAATGCTTCTTCCCCAGTAAGAGGTTGAGCTAACAAAATATTATCAGTATCTACACCGCATTTTGACATCCATTCTTTATCCCAACTCATCTCTGAATCTAGCCATACGGCTGTCCCACCCGATTTCTGAACATTAACAACAGCCTGAGATGCTAAATAGGTCTTTCCAGCATTAGATTGACCTGTCAAAAGAGTTAATCTTTTCTTGGGAATTCCACCACCCAATAATTTATCTAACGCTGGTATACCAAAGGAAATTCGTTCATACTTAAACTCATCTGAAGAACCTACATTGAGAACACCCCCATATTTTTTCCCTAACTCTACTAGAGATAAAGGGGTTGTATCCTCTCTCGTTTCATCTTTCTTTTTTCGCGGCATTTTAATCAGACTCCTGTTCCTTTAAAACTTCATCAATTTGAGTATCAATTCTTTCGCGCATATGCTTCCAAATAACATCAAGAGTATTATCTACTTTCTCCAATTGAGCATCCAGAGGCAATTCAGTATCAACCTCAGATACCTCAAGATTAACCTTACAATATTGATTTGAAGCCTGTCCTACTCTAAACGTGAAACTTAAACTTTGGGATATTTTAGCCATTTATACTTCACTCACTTCTTTTTTATCTGCCCATGAATATTCAGATATACTTACATCAACAGGTATTGGTACTTTAAAACCCTTAAAATCTTCTAGTACTGATTTTATCACAGGTATACCTTCCTTCGGTAACCCTTCAATGGCAACCTCATCATGAATAACAAGAGACAGCGCACCACCTGTTTCCTTTAATGCCTCATGAGTTTTCACCAAGGATGCCTTTAGCATATCCCCTGTTGCTGTGCCTTGTATTAAAGCATTCACACCCTTGTAATTGTCCTTAAACTCTAAGCGTCTGTATCTACCAGCTAACGTTTCGATATAACCGTTAACCTTAACTTGGTCACTAATAGTACGGACAAAAGGTTTAATCTTGGGGTAAAGCTTAAAGAAACTCTTTAAGAAAGATTCTGCTTCATCCATACCTACATCTAGTTGACCAGATAATCTCTTTTTCCCAACTCCATAGATAGTAGATAAGAAAGTAGTCTTACCTATATACCTCATATTTTTAGCTTCTGAATCCCCGGCCTCAAGTTTAGATACTACTTCATCATATGGTAGTTCAAATATGGAAGCCCCGACCATGATATAGGGGTCTAGATTAGCATTATACGCATTAATCAAATGAGTATCATTACAATAATGGGCAAATACTCTAGCTTCCATTCCCGAATAGTCAAAGAAAACCATACCTGAATCAGAAACAAATGCCCTACGAATTAATGAGGTTTCTCTATCACTTGGTATATTTTGCAAGTTAGGGTCAGAGCAAGACATTCTACCCGTTTTAGCCCCTACTTGATTATAAGAGCAATGCAACCTACCGTTAGAATCTAGCATCTCTAACATCGGAGCAACATATGTATTGGCTAGTTTAAACTTCTTACGATAACTAACTAACTGTTCTGCTAGTGGGTGTTTCAATTGCTCCAGAACAGATACATCCACAGATTCATGAGTCTTCCCCATTTTTACCGGAGCCAAACCCTCTTTTCGGAAGAAATAATCAGCTAATTGTCTAGGTGAATTTATATTTAAGTCATCTCCAATCAAAGCCTTAATAGACAAATCCAACTCATCTAGCTCAGTCAGCAACTTCACTTGAACCTCTTCTAAATAAGGCTTGTCTATCAAAACACCATGACGCTCCATCTCCATTAAAACCATAAGAGATTTTCGTTCTAGGTCATAAACTTCTAGAAAATACTCTCGTACATCAGAAAAATATTTAGCATAGAAAGTTAATGTAAATTCAGCATCTTTAACAGCGTATGGAAGTAGTATATCTAAAGGAAGCTCATCATACGTAGTAAGTTTATTTCGGCGCATATGCAACTTGAGTTGCTTTTCTTCTATTGGGTCAATCCCTAAATCTTCCTTAACCCGAACCTTGAGTGCCATACGTCGATTCTCATCTAGAAGATGACACATAATCATAGCATCATGAAAAGAATCCCATGCAGGAATCTCAACACCAAAAGTCTCTCTTATTTGATGGAAATCAAATTTAGCGTTCCATAGAATAACTCTATTGGTAGGGCAATTAAATAATTCCGTTAACAATCTCGCCATTGGGCTATTAGAACTACGTTCCTCTTTCGGAACCCATAAAGCCGTAGAACCACCAGACCATGCAAAAGAAACTACGCAAACTTCAGTACGCCACCAATGCAGACCTGTAGTTTCAGTATCGATAGCAACATACTTCTGTTGCTTAAATATATTACTCAATTCTTCATAAGAGTAATTAATTACATCTGACATATTAAAGCCTAAAGATGAAATTGGGAGCGAGTTAGTGCGCTCCCAATCCCAACAACAATTAAAATACTGAGGTCGCTAGAAAGATTAACTAGTAGCTACTCTAGTGTAATCAACAGCAATCTTCTGAACTGTTTTTACCAAGTCATCATACTTTGTAACGAGCCTTGCATATCTCTTCGACATAGCATCATGACGAGATTTCCAGTTAATGGGTGTGGTGGGTTCAGAAGTAATTCCAGAACTGGTAGTGGCTTCCCTAGTAGAAGAGATAGCTACCTTACGAATACCCCTCTTTTGAGGTTGAAGATTATGTGTCTTAACCCTATGTGTCCCTAATCCTTGTGGGGAAGTAGATGTAAACGAACACCCTTTCTCAGAACACTTATGTAAACTTTCCTTGATTTGCGTTTTCGTACTCACGATTTCTTTTCCTCCGTCTATAGATTCTTTTAGTTGTGTGCCTGCTTTTAATTCGTTTGCTTCTTGTACGGTCAAAGGTAACAATTCAGAAACATTCAAGCATAATTTAACTGTCGGAGTTTCTTCGTCATCAACTGAAAATTTGACTTCTGCACCAAACATTCCAGCATAAACAATAGTTCCGATATGCCCATTTAAAACTCTTTTTAACAAGTAGGAGTTATCGAGTGGGATATGTGAATAATCACTAGCATTGGTATGATACCCTAGCCATAGACAAGTATCACCCTCTAGAAGAGTTTCTGAGTATGCCGCCCCTCTAGTTCGCCTAACCATTAAAACAAGGAGTTCTTTTCAAACATCTCATCCAAGCTTTCAACAGAAGTATTTTTTGAATCCTTCACCAATTCCTCTGGAGCATCATCATCTAGGGATACAGCTTTAGAATCTGACTTGCCATTAGAACTGGGTGTAGCTCCGTTGGTATTGAAAGGAGAGTTTTCCTCTCTCTCAATGAAGAAATTTATGGCGTTACCTAACCCTGCTAATTCTTCGGTAGATTCATCCGACATTTCAGTAGCCGTAGTTGTAACCTGTATGGAGTAATTAGTATCTTGCATACCCGAACCCCTGCGTCGAACCCGAACTATCTTATCATTCAGATTCCCGTTCTCTTCATAGATATCAACAACCTGATTCCAAAGATAGTCTCGTTGACCGAATCCTTGGCTAAACATTCGGAAACCATTAACGTCCTCTTTATATTGAGAATCCGAACCAGCCTTAGACTTTACTTCAGTCCACGAATCATTACTTTTTTCAGCGTGTAGTATGTGGTATACATATGACCAAAAAGCGAACCTGTGTTGCGCCCGTTGACCACTCGCACAAACATCACAATATTTATCTACTGATTTCCCACAAAGGGAATATGTCCATCGAGTACCACCCTCAGTGGTCTGACTCTGAACAGCATGTCTCCAAAAATCTGTTAGGCGTTCATCATCATCATCACCAGTAGGTACGATAGACAAAAGAACTTGGTCACCGTCCCGCAAGAAAACTTCTCGTCCACCAGTAAAACTACTAACAGTGTCTTTTCGCCGTTGTGATATTTTTCCTATTCCAGCCATATTATAGAACCGTCCTTTCATTTAATATTTGATTCAATTGTGTATAGTCTCTAACATCTTGCACATCTTTAACACCCTCTAATGTTATTCGACTAATGGGGCAATATTGACTCATTTCCCGACTAACATATTCGGTTGCCTTTATACCTGCAACATCATTATCCAAACATAAAATTATTTCACTTACACCTGTATTTTTGAGTAATTCTTTTTGCCTACTAGATAGAAAAACACCTAAAAGAGCTACACTTGGAAAACCATTCTGGTCAAGCCATATAGAATCCAAAGCCCCCTCTGTAATACATATATAGTTTTTACCATGAGTTTGGGATTGAGGCAACCCAAAGAGAATTTTACTTTTGGGTAACCCTGTCGAATATTGATACCTAAAATTGGAAGAGGGTCTATGTCTCTCTATCCACCCAATATTTCTAGAGTTTTCATCCATAACAGGAATTACCAAGGAACCATGCTCTGCATTAATCCCACATTCCCATCGTTTAAGAGAGGTTTTAGTAAACCCTCTATCAAAAATCCATTCAGGAACTGAAGACGAGTCGTAAGGTATTTCAATCTCAGGAATAGGGAGAGTATCATCTTCTTCTTCTACATCAAAGAAGTCAATAGCTTTTATACCGTCATCAAAGGCCAATCGTTCAGCGGCTAAAAGACTAATTTCTAAATGCTCTGAAATAAGTCCAGCAAGAGAACCTTGACCACAACCAGTATGACAAATCCATTTCCCCAAACTTAGGTTTACAGAAAGGGATGGGTGTTTATCAGGGCCATGAAATGGACAGGATATATTGAATTGAACCCTATTGTTAGGAACATCAAACCCTGCCTCTATTAACGCCTTTCCCCAATCTCTCATAATCTCATCAATAATCAATTTTGTTTATAGTATTGTACTATACCTTTTACAATAAAACAAGAGCTATTCTTCTTTTATCAATCCGATATTCACATTCCAATCTAAAGTTATTTTATCATTCGCTAAACTACTATTCCTAAATTTCTGAAATTGGAGCATTCGCTTACCAATATTATCCTCAACACAAAACATAGAAAAGGCAACATCGGAAGCACGAATCAAAGCATCCCCAAAGGCTACATGGTGCGCTTGAGGGGGTGAAAAAACATCAAACCCACCCTTATTAGCCTGAGTAGAAATGATACAAGCACATTTATTAACAGTACATATATTTTTCATACCATAGAAGAGTGAATGCATCTTTTCCCATAGAGCTTGATTACCAGATGCATTTACACCCACAAGGTCTATATTATCTAGAACAACCAAATCAGGCTTGTATTTACGAACCAGGCTAGATATCCCAGCTATGCTAACAGTAGATTGGTCGATAGAGTCACAAACAAACATGTTCTCTTGATTAATCTTAGCTAGGAATTCTTGATACTTTACCTCATCCAATCCTTGACCAGTTCGTAGACTGTCATGAGTAAAATTATACTTCAATGCATTAGCAGTCAGTACATCTAAACGCATCATAATTTCTTTTACAGGCATTTCGGCTGATACAAACAATGTTTTGTACCCACACATGGCGGCGGTTGTAGCGAACCTACAGCACATCCATGTTTTACCAACAGAAGGTCTAGCAAAAACCGAATAAACCTCGCCAGGTTGCATACCAACACCAGAATTATTAATAGTCTTAAATGGGGTTGGTATTCCAATGATGCCAAACTTACTAGCACGTTGAGTTTGCCTATGTCTATAATCGTCTAAACGGTCAACTGTCCCATTATCATAAAGAAATAGGTCATCATCATGCTGAAGAGTTATCTTCTCAAGACCCTCTAAGTATGACCCAATAACTGATTCAGGGTCATCTGTCAAACGACTTTTATGAGTATTTATAACATCTACTACATTACGGTAGATAACCTGTTTGCGGAATGCATCTGTACAATAATCTAAAGACGCATCTACAGCAGTAACATCCAAATCGGGAAACTTTTCCAATAAAAGTCCCTGTGTTGGGAATTCAGTGTATGAATCATAATAATCAAGTAAAAAATCCATTGATTCAGAATGCACTGAAAAATCTTTAGCTGTGTATTTTAAATTCTTTAATGTTGATAAACTATCAATGCCAAATATTATCCCTGATTCGATAAATCCGTAACTTTCCACTGTTCCACTCTCATATTAAACAAAATATTTCTTTTCTAAGTAATCACTAGATTTCTTATGACTTTTAATCAATTGGTCAACTTCGGCTTGTTCAGCATAAGCTGGCTTCTCAAAAGGATGTGATGAACTTGGTTTACCTAAATAGAGTATCATCAAAAAAACGTAGGAGAGATACCACGGCACTACCCCAAATTTCACAGCATGATACCAATGATAGTACTCATGACTCCTCAAAGGCATATCATTTTCATTTCCTTTACGGTAGAAAATAAAGGGCCATAGAGTAATAGCATCAACACCTTTCGGTAACCAGGGTATCACCAACTCAATAGGTTTAACAATTTTCTTCATAATGTAACTTTCTCCACCCAAGAATTTAAAGATTCAGCTAATTCTTGTTTTTTACGATTATCCATTGGGTCTGGAATCCAACGAGATTCCAACAACGTCAAATCTAATAGCACAGATTTTTGTTCAGCTTCACCTTGTTGTCGAATCCAATAATGTAACTTAGGATACTCAGTTGATGGTATGTACTCGTCTAGTCTAGAAAGAAAATACACCAAAGAAGTTTCACCGTTTAATACACCAGATTCTACCGCTAATAGTACAGCATATATATCATATAAAGCAAGTGCCTCTTTTAATTGTTGAAGCTCATGACCAATGAACCCTCGTGGGTTGTAATCAGTCAATGCGTAATTAGAATAACACTCACCCCAATAATCATATACATCTTTCGCTATATATTTTTCAGGGGGTTTACGTTTACTTTTTTTGGATAATTTTGTCATATGAGGCTTGTGTACCACCGCTATTTTGATAATGACTACCTAAATCAGAGTCACCGTACATTCTCTCAACAGGGGAAGAGAGTCTCATAAATCTAATCTGACAAACCTTATCCCCACTCTTCAATGTATAAGGCTCAGAGGAAGCATTATATATCTCTAAAGTTAATCTACCTTTCCAACCTGGGTCAATATAGCCAGCAGTAACGTGAACGAAAATTCCTTTTCGCCCTATACTAGATTTACCTTCTAACATGGCTACTATCCCACTAGGTAGCACGACACTCTCTAAAGTAGATGCTAGTAAGAAATCATATGGTTTAACAATAATTTCTGTATCAGCTAATTTAGTACCATCAACGGATAAAAAACCTTCTCCCAACCTTAAATCTACAGATGCTGGTTGAAAGGCATCATCAAGGGGAGTAGGAAAAATCTCTATCTCTTTATACTTTAGCGCAACCTTAATATCCCTATCGCTTAATATCATTTAACCACCTGTTACAAGTTTTTCATAATCTCTACGATTCATACGTTCTATGCTAACTCTTTCTGAACCCGCAATGAATTCCTTTATATATTCGGCCCGTTTCAAAAAGATGTTTCTGATTCCTTCATCAACAGTCCCAACTAAATAGGGGTTCAGAACGTTTACCGTATCAGTTTGACCGAATCTATGCAACCTATCCTCTCGTTGTTCCATAGTAGCTGGATTATAGTAATTACCATAATTCACTACTGTAGAACAACCTGTAATATTCAAACCAAATCTTCCAGCATCAGTCATTACTAACATACCAGTAGGTTCTGCATTAAATCTTTCAATCAAATCGAATC